AATGATGCGAATAGACTCTTTTATCGGCTCAAAACGGGCTTAATGATGGTTTTAAGCTTCAATTTGTATACCCGATAGGTTGTAAAAACACCCTATAATTTACAACGAATACCCGATGAGGTATAAGCCTAAACACCCAGCAAAAACAAGTCAAATGAAACCAGAACTTATGTCCGCTAGCTTCACCTTTGGACAAGAAGGTAACACCGAAGGAACCACGAGTGAGTACGAAGAGATCACCATCGAATATCAGAATCCATTTGATCTTCATCATGGGTTCTTTGTATTACGAACCACTGGCTGGTCTATTGACAACGCAGCAGAACTTGCAGAACTCTTGGATAGGATTATAAAAGTAGACACCAAAGAGAAATGACACCTAAAGAAAAAGCCCAAGATTTAGTTAATCGATACAGAGCTATTCTGATGAATGAGAATACAGATTGTGGAGAGGAAATTCTCTGTACTACAATTGCTAAAAAAATTGCTCTGGATGTTGTTGATGAAATAATTTCTGTTATTGCTCAGGGAGCACTTTTAAGAGTTGTTTATTATGATGAAGTAAAACAAGAGATTGAAAACCTTTAACACCAAAGAGAAATGACACTGGCTGGTGACTATTGCAAACAAGCTGGTGACTATTCACCTTTTTGGTGACACCAACAAAATGGTTTAAACATGACACGAGAAACACAATGGATTATGCAGTGCGCATTTTGCAACAAAATTTTTACAAACGGGGAAGAATACTGGCTTGACGCTCGCACAAACGCGTGGTGCACTGATAATGAGTGCGGATGGGAGGATAGCTATTGGACAGAGGGAAATGCGTTTCCGTCTGTGGACATAAATAATTGATAACTAAGCATCAAACTATCTTAAAACTTATTGTAAATTTACAATCATGAAAGTAATAGTAGAATACAATCTCCCTGAGGACGAACATGACTACGAATGTGCTATTGCAGGTCCAAAGATTAGAGCTGCAATGTCTAGCTTCTTACGGCACTTAAGAGACAGAGAGAAGTATAACGATAAATTATCTGAAGATGCTGTTGAAGAGTTAGTTGCATGTAGACAAGCTCTTGGGGAAACACTAGAAGAATACGGCTTATGGGTTTTATTTCAGTGAATTAAATACCCATAGATGACCTCGTAGCTCAGTTGGATAGAGCAACAGCCTTCTAAGCTGTGGGCCGTAGGTTCGAATCCTACCGGGGTTACATGGCCGGATGGTGAAACTGGTATACACGACAGACTTAAAATCTGTTGAACCGAAGGGTTCGTGCGGGTTCGATTCCCGCTCCGGCTACATTAGTTCCTGATCAGAAATCGAAGACATAGATGGGTTAAATCCTTCTATCTAAATCGTAGGTTAGCACAGTTTGTAAGTTCTGGGGGTATTATAAAAACTTACTCTTGCTTCTGTAGCTCAATTGGTAGAGCAACTGATTTGTACTCAGTAGGTTGAGGGTTCGACTCCTTTCAGAAGCTCCATGTGAGGGCAGCAATGTTTTTGTTTATGTTCTTTGAAACCTTTAAAACCAAAGCTAATGTTTAGAAAACTTGGATTATTCTTTTTGTCTATGGCTGGAGACCCAAAACTCTGGATTGTAATAATAAACAAAGAGGCAGTTATTGGGACATTTAATGTCGAAGAAGCTATTGAATTTGCGAATCATTACAATACTCGCAAAGGAAAAGAAGAAGCTAGTGTATCTAAGTTAGAAATCTTATTTACATGAATGCTATCAGTCCGTGGATTTACCTAGGAATCCCAAATCTTATCAGACCCTATGCACTCAAGTATTACATCCCAGATGTTAGTACAATTGACGGAATCGTTAAATGTACAGCACAGGCTTTTGAAGTCGAACCTGAGCAGATATACAGCAAGAATCGAAGATCTAAAGTATCTCTCGCAAGGCACGCAGCTATCAAGATTATCAGAGACAGACTCAAAGTAACATTTGCAGAAATCTCTAAGCATTTAGGAGACAGGCATCATGCTACTATCCTACATAGCTACAAACAAGCTAATGATTTAGAAGCTGCATATCCCCCTTTCAAAGCCAAATACGCTAAGGCATTAAAACTTGTCGAAGAAAACATAACAATCATTTACCGTGACACTACTTATAGAGATTTGGGAGACGTCATTCAAGATTGAATACGAGTTTATCCCTGGGTACAGAGAAACCAACGATTATCCTTCAGAGAATGATCATGTATCTATTCTAGAAGTATATCTAATGGATCCTGTTACAGATAAGATGGTTGAAGTAGACATACTCCCCATCTTAAATGCAAAGTTTAAAGAGATGATTGAGAATGAAATCAAGCTTGAACATGGAAATAAATTTGATGATTGGGAAGATTATAAAGATGACTAATTAATGGATATATTACAGATCAAAGATCAAGAGCAGCGTAATGCCCTAAATAGTTGGGCTAAGGCTGGATTTGTTGGGAGTATCATTGCAGGAACTGGATTTGGGAAATCAAGATGTGGAGTATTAGCTATTGGGAAACTTCTTCAAGAGTCTCAAAGAGCTTTAGTCCTAGTCCCCACTGTACAACTACAGTCTCAGTTTGCTGAGGAGTTTAAGAAATGGGGATTTGAGAATGTTCTAGCTCAAACAACTATTATGTGCTATCAATCTGCACACAAATTAGTTGGGGAGCATTTTGACATCACAGTTTGTGATGAGGTACATCTTGGATTAAGCCCTGTCTATCGTAAGTTCTTTGAGAATAATACATACACTAAGTTGTTGTGTATGACTGCTACTATTCCTGAAGAAGATGAGTACAAAGAATATTTATCTAATCTTGCCCCGGTAAGGTATCATATATCATTAGATAAGTGTGTGTCTTTAGGATTGGTGTCTCCTTATACTATTATCTGTATCCCTATTGAATTGCAAGAAGAAGAGCGTAAAGAGTATGTTAAAGCAAATAACATATTCATTCACGCTAAGTATCGTCTTGGACAATTTGATGCATTTGAGAATGCAAAACGGATAATGGGAGGAGCTCCAGGAGACAAAGCTGCTGCTGCTATGTTCTACAACTCTATCAAATCTAGAAAGAATGTAGTTCAACATGCTCTTAACAAAATAGTTACAGCGCAGTCTTTGTTACAGAAACACCCTGATGATAAGGTCTTAGTATTTTCAGGAACCAATGAGTTTACAGATACTATGGCTGAGCAACTTAACGGAGAGAGCTATCACTCTGCAAAGGGGAAGAAAGAACGAGAAAGAGTCCTTGAGAGATTCAAATCTGGGGAAAACAAGATTCTCTGTTCTACAAAAGCTCTTAACCAAGGTTTTGATGTTCCTGATGCTTCTGTTGGGATTATTGCAGGATTAGATAGTAAAGCCCTCCCTATGATTCAACGAGTGGGGAGGCTTTTGCGTCTTAATAAGTCTAAGACTGGGACTATTTACGTACTGTACGTCAAAGAGTCTCAGGAAGAGAAATGGTTAAGATCATCAATTAGAAATCTTAGTAATATTGTCTGGTTATGACTATAGATATATCTACTGAGGTTCTTAAATCTCTTTGTATATCCCCTGATGAGTACGTATATTTGTACCTGATTTATCTACAGGAGTATGAAGAATTAGAGAGCTTAAATCTGAGTATATCTGAGGATAATCTGCAAACCAAAGGCTTGATTAAACTTGGGGCAGAAGGTCTAAAATCACATGTGGTTAGATACGGGTTTCAGAATTTACAAGAAACCTCTTTTGATCAGATGTGGAGTGACCTTCTGTCCCATTTTCCTATCAAGGTTACTACTCGTAACAATGGAGTCAGAGTTCTCAGATCAAAAGACCCTGAAGCGCAATCAAATCTAAAGGCAAAGAACAGGTATCAGAAAGTTGTTGGGAAAAGCCTAGCAAAACATACTGAGATTATAAAAGGCCTCAAGATAGAACTTGATATTCGCAGAAAGGGTGATCAGATGGAGTTCATGCAAAATCTTGATACGTGGATATATCAACACACATGGGAGAAATATGCAAGTTTAGATGGAGGAGAATCACAACCAAATCAAAGAATCACAAGACGACTTTGATGCATTTACTGGGCTAGTACATATCTCTAAGTCAGTAGATAAGTCTATCTCTTATGTAAAGGATTCTATGAATGGGAAACGTAAAGTTTACCCCACAAAATGGGGAAGACTGAATCGTAATCTCATGGGAGGGCTACAACCAGGAAAGATGTATGTAATTGCAGGTCGTCCTGGGGTTGGGAAATCAGCATTTAGTAATCAGCTGATTTTCGATTTACTAGACAAGAATAAAAATGAGTTGATTGTTTTGTATTGGAGCTTTGAAATGCCAGGAGATCAACAGATTCTTCGTGCAGGTTCAAAAGACACTAAGCTTCAAACATTTGAGTTGATGTCAGTTGAGGGGACATTAGATAATAACAAGTTTGATAATTATGTAAAGGCAGTAGATAAGTATCGTAACTACCCCATCTTCTTCTGTAATATCCCACAGGATATGGATAGAATACGAAAGGTAAATGAGAAAGTATTTCTCAAATACCCAACTAAGACTGTCATTAACTTAATTGACCACACACGACTAGTAATTGGGAGAGAAGATACTGAACTGCAGAAACTAAACACTCTATCAAAAGGATGTATGTGGTTACAAGCGAGAATGCAAACAATAACTGTATTGTTGTCACAGCTTAATCGTAACATCGAACAAGAGTTTCGTGCAAAACAGCAGTATCAGCCTCTATTAACTGATTTATTCGGAGGTGATTCTATCGGGCAAGATGCGCATGTAGTCATGATGCTTCAACGCCCATACGACTTGTATAATATCACTGACAGTTATTGTGGGGAAGATCCTATAGGACTATTGGCTTGCCACATTGAAAAGAATCGTGATGGATTATTAGGTTTGATCCCGTTTCAAACAGATCTATCGACATTTACGATAGAAGAACGCCCAGCTAAATAACAATCAAATACAAAAAACTATGGAACTCCCAACATCTATTGTTCCCGCAGCTAGAAAAAGCCCAAAGAACATAGTTATTTATGGTCCCCCAAAGATTGGGAAGACAACTATCTTATCTAAGCTTGATGGATGTTTAATCATCGATCTCGAAGATGGAAGTGATATGGTTAGTGCCTTAAAAGTAAAAGCAAATTCTCTCAACGAACTTAGTGAGATTGGGAAAGCTATCATGAAAGCGGGTAAACCGTATAAATATGTAGCTATCGATACAATCACACAACTTGAGGTGTGGGCTGAATCAGAAGCCAAAGAGTTGTACAGACAAACCCCTATGGGAAAGAACTTTGATTCTGACAACAAGGGCTTATCTGTACTCTCATTGCCTCAAGGTGCAGGTTATTTATACTTGAGAATTGCTTACAAGAAGTGGTTGGATCGGTTGAATCAACTTGCTCCTCACATTATTCTCGTTGGACATCTGAAAGACAAGATGATCGAGAAGAAAGGGAAAGAGGTCTCAAGCAAGGATCTTGATTTGACTGGGAAAATCAGAAACATTACATGCGC